TTTCATCTGTGTCCAAGCACCAGTGAAGGCTGCTAACAACTCAGTGTTATTTGTTCCAGCCGTTGCCCAAGTGGTACCAGTCCAGTAGAATATTTCTCCCACATAACGATTTGCATTATTATCAGTTGGGATAATATAACAATCCCATCTCTTAACTGTGCTTGTCGCCGGAACTGCTGTAAGTAGATCACGTGCTGCTGCATCAACAACAGTACCTTTAAATCTTAGCCTACGCCAATTAGCAAACGATGCCGGTGGATTAAACACTGGGAATACATGCTGAGCGTCAATATTAAACAATGCACCAACGAAGGATCTTGAAGCTGCATCTGCACCTGCTCCACCAGCCGCATTATTATATGTGTTGGTAGGATTAAGCGATGGATCAGTATATCTAAAGTCGTTACCGATAATTTTAATAAAGTTACCAGCATCACGATATGTTTTAGGTAGATCAATAAACTTGTATTCTGCAGTAATAAATCTTTGTACTTCACGTTGTATTCTACTCTTATTGCTATCAAGAATATCCTTAGCAAAGTTGAAAGTTTTATTAGTTTCCCAAGCAAAGTTTGGATTAATAGTTGGTCCAAGCTTGTTAACAGTATTATAGAATAGTGCGTTATAGAAGATTAAACCTAGATCATTTGCTTGTGTAGACTGTACTTCAGTACCAAGTTCTGATCTAATAACCTGACCAGGATAAGTACCTCTAACAACCTGTGATACGATTCTACCAAGTTGACGATATGCTTGCGCAGTTGCTGCTCTTGTATCTTCAGGAACTCTTAATTCGTTATTCCAGAAGTAGAAGGCTGCATTCCATCTAGTAGCAAGGTTACCACCGTAGTTAAGATCCCAGCTCATAGCGTCTAGAATATATCCTGCATCTCTACGACATTTCGCTTTGCTGTAATCAACAATAGTAAATGTGTCTTTCAAGAATTGAGTTACATCATCTGCTAATTCGTCAAGATTATCATCAATCTGTGCTGCTGCCCATATCTTAGAAGCGTCAACCCAAGAAGTGTTAGGATCAGTAATTGCTGGGATAACGTCTATACTATCTCTGCGTACTGCATCTTCAACGATTCTTGTAAGATCTGCTACTTCTTCGGCTTCAACCGCGGTTGCTGCTGTGTAAGTTGTAGTATCTTGTGTTGTAGAACTATGACTTAATACTGCAGTATCGACTGTTCCACCAATTACGATCTTTTCTACAGTGTTTGCTAATTCAGTGAAGAACCTAGCAGTTTGTTGTCTTTGATCAACCGGTAATACTGATACAGCATTTACAAAGTAAAGACCTGCAGTTTGAACCATAGCGTAATTTGTTGAGTAGTTAACATCGTGTGATAATGCATCAATTATTGTACCAACATCTCTACGACATTTCTCTTTAGAGTAACTAATACCGTTATAAGTATCGTAAATGTATGTTTGTAGATCAGTTGCCATTTGAACTGTGCCATTATCAATAGCGTTCTTAGCAGCAAGAATATCTGCATCAATCCAGTTTGTGAATGGATCAACTCTTGCAGGTATTGCTCCTGGGTTGTTATCATCTGCAACTTTACTTAGCATTAATGCAAGGTTCATAACCTCAGTACCAATTGTTCTTCTGGCTGCTATAGTTGGCATTTCTTGCTTTATTGGGTTACCGATAACTTGAGTAATTGCATTTAATGATGCTCTTACGAATGTATGGGCTCCGCCACCTTTACCGTAAGCAACTTTACCAACCTGCATAGTGATTGTAGTAGCATCAGTTGCAGTAATTAGATATGGTGCATTATAGTATGGATCACCTAGTTGTGGTGATGGATGTTCAGCAATGTCACCGTCTAAGCTACATGTGAATACAATACTTTCAGGAGCAATCATTACATGATCACCAGCTTTAAGCTTATGTCCTGCGCCTAGTGTTGCAGTAAAGATTCCAGTATCAGGATTATATGTAGCACCAGTTGGGCTAAATTGATTTCCAAGATCACGTGGGATATATTCGTTACGTACAACATGTTGAACAACTTTAGCCATATATTCGAAGGCTTCTCTTGTTGCTTTACGTTGATCAATCGGTAAGATATTTACTGCATTCTTAAAGTAAAGTTCTGCAGTACCGTGCATTGCAGAGTTACCACCATATTGAATATCGTGTGATATAGCATCTACAATATAACCTGTATCTCTACGACATCTCTCTTCAGAGTATTGTAGGAATGCAAAGTTATCACTTAAGTATTGAACAACCGCTCCACCAAGTGCATCCTTACGTCCAAGGATAAGAGCAACTGACTCTTCTTGATCATAACCAGTTGCAGTTGCATCGGTTACTACTGCTTCTCTAACTTGTGGTAGATTGATTAATGAATCTTCAGAAATAATATCTGCTACGATCTTAATCAGTAATTCAACTTCAATACCTGAGGCTCCAACAACGTTACCGAATCCAGAAGTTACCTGAGCAACTGAGTTTCCAGTAGTAGGAGTTACTGTTTGTTTAAGAACAACTTTCTCTGCTACTGCTGCTAAGTGATTATATAGAGCGGCAGTTGGTGCTCTTTGTGCTTCAGGTAATCCAACGTTAATACCGTTTTCAAAGTAAAGCTTAGCAAAATCTCTCATTGCAACATTAGAACCATGTCTAATATCGTAAGCTGTAGCTTCAATTAATAGTCCTGTATCTCTTCTACATTTTGCTTCATCATATACTAAGCTTGAATTATTAACTGCAATCCAAGAAATTGCTTCTTGCTGAATAAACGGTATGTTAAGAGTTAAGCCGGTTGTTGCAGAACTATCTGAAGGACCTACATTAGCAAATCCGTAATCGTAAGTAATTCCAGCAGTACCGTTCTTCATGATATTGATTACATTAGTAAATGCTGCTGTTGCTCTTGTTAATGCTACACCTGCAAGTCTTGGTAAAATATCATCTCTTACATATTCAATAGCTTCAACTGTTTCTGCTAACTGAGACTCAATTACATTTTGTGCAAGTGCTGTACCTACACGATAAGCTCTACCGTAGTATTGTGAAGGATAATCAGAACCAGTCTGAACATCTCTTGCAACTGCATCGATAATGAATCCTACGTCTCTAGCACATTTTGCTTCGTCGTAAGTGTAGTTATTATTTCGAACAAATCTAACAACTTCTTCTTGAATAAACTCTCTGTTCCATTGTAATGACTTTCTTGCGAATGTTCTGCTTGGTTCCATAAGAGGAGCTGTTGCAGCATTTGCAATTGGTAATGGATAAGGTGTTTGCTGACCAAGTGATATATCAAGTGATCCTGTATAATCTGGAACTACTAATCTATCATCTACGATATTAGCAATAACCAGTGCAAGAGTCTTAGCTTCAAGTGCAGTTGCTGCATCGGCTGCTGCTAGTTTAACATTTTGCTTAACAAGGTTACCAGTAACTTCGCTAATAGCGTTAGTTAATGCACTTACGAATGTATGTGCTCCTGTGTATGCTCCTGCATTACCAACCCACAATGTGATTGTTGTTGCATCGGCACCAATAACTGGGCAAGCTTTATTAAAGAATCTATGATGTGATTCTGGGCTTGAGTGGTTTGCTGGACCAGAACCATTATCGCATGAGAATGTAATTGCGTCTGGTTTGAACCAAACGTGATCAGCAGTTGTAAGAGTGTGAGTACCAATAGTAGCAACCATAATACCAGTTACTGGATCGTAAGTAGCATTAGTTGGTGTAAACTGTGCACCAAAGTGTGGCTCTTGTACTTCGTTCTTAATAACTTTTTCCATAACATTAGCGATGTGTGTGAACGCTAATTTTGATGGTTCTCTTTGATAATATGGTAAGGTATTTACTGCACCTTCAAAGTAGTATCTTGCAGAGTGTACCGTAGCACTATCGCCACCATACTCTAGATCTTCTGAGATTGCATCAACAATGTAACCAACGTCTCTAGAACATTTAGCAACTTCATAACCGTGACCTGCATATGTTTCGTAGATGTAATCGATGATTTCAGTTTGATACTTAGGTTTCTGACCTATGATCGCTTCTGCTGCTACTAGGGCAGGTGTTTCTATAACTGTTGGAACTGTACCATCATTTTGTTCGATGGTCTCACCAATTTGAGCGAATAAGTTTACAGCTCTAGTAGAAGTATCTACATCTAGTGATCTTCTTACACCGTTTGTTGTAGCACTTACAAATGTATGTGCCGCATCGACTGTAGCAGGACCAACTTGTAATGTAATAGTTGTGCTTGTTACTGAGTCAATTCTAACTGGTTTGTTAAAGATTGGATCAGTTGGACGTGGGTGAGATAAGTTGCCACCACCGTTGCTTGCGCAGTTAAGTGTAATAGCATTTTCATCAAAGATTACATAATCGCCTTTAGCAAATCTGTGTCTAGCACCTAATGTCATTGTCATAACACCAGTCATATGTGCGTATGCAATGTCTGTTGGTGTATAAGCATCTGCCATATTAGCAGCTCTAACACTATCGGCTGTAGCACTAATAAAACTGTGTACGTCAGTATTAGTTCCGGCTGAGCCAGCATTTACTGTAATAGTTTGAGCAGTTTTTGCTGTAATAATGAATGGCTTACCGAGTTTAGGATCATTAGCATTTGGATGTGAATCAGTACCACCACCATTAAATCCACACTGGAATGTAATAGCATTAGGGTCGATAGTAATACGATCGTTAACTTCGAAAGTATGTACACCAATTGTTAATTCCATAATACCAGTTACTGGGTCGTAAGTAGCATTTGATGGGCTGAATGATTCTTCTTCAGTTAATATTTGATTTACAACACCTTGTAAAGGAGTAACTGTTTCGCCTCTTACAATTTGTCCTACTAAGTAAGAAACAAACTCATATGCGCCTGACGTTGGAACAATTTCACCATCACTTAATACTGGTAAAGCATTTTCAAAGTAAAGTCTTGAATTATTTACTGTAGCAGCGTTGCCACCGTGTTGTAAATCCCAAGAAGCTGTATCGACAAAGATACCTAAGTCTCTTTCACAAGCAACTTGACTATATACAAATCCAGGATGATTAGCAGTAATCCAAGCAATAACTTCTTTTTGTATGAATGCTTTGTTAACTCTTAATGCATGAGCACCGTTGAATGAATCATCTGATAATGAAGCTCCACCAAAGTTAACATCATTAGCAGCAGCATTTCCGTTTGTCATAATGTCGATAATTTCATCGAATGCAGCATTTGATATTGTGATTTGATTAGCGTCAGTTAATACTTCAGTTGCAATTTTATCTTTTAACCAAGTAATAGCACCGACTGTTTGAGTAAGCTGGTTATTAACTACGTTGTTTGCACCAACCGTACCAATTCTATAACCTTTACCAACATATATGGAGTTAACATTTGAGTTAGTTGCAATGTCTCTGGCTACAGCATTTAAGATATAACCTGTGTCTCGCATACACTTATCTTTGTCATAGATGAAGTAATTATCATTCATATATGCATCGACTTCAGCTTGTAGATATGCTTTGTTCTTCTGTAAGATTCTAGATGCGTATACACCTTGTTGAGAACCTGCAACCTTAATGACTGCACCTTCGTCAGCACTTACAAATGTATGTACGTCTGTGTTTGTACCAGCAGATCCACAGTTAACAGTTACTGTATTTGTGGTTACTGCGCTAATTTTTAATGGTAACTTATATGCAAAGTCTCCAATACGTGGTGAGAAGTCATTACCTCCACCATTTGCAGCACAACTAAATACAAAGCTTTGTGGCTGTAATTCGATATGATCATCAGTTGTAAGATCGTGTGCTGGAAGAGTAACTACAAATTCACCAGTTACTGGATCGTATGTTGCAGTTGTTGGAGTATAAGCTTTTAATACTTTAGCAGGATCTGAGAAGTATAATGCGTTAGCATCGATACAATCTGCATCTGCACTTACGAAAGTATGGTTATTAGCGTGGCCATTTGCATTACCTACGTTAACTGTAATTGTGTCTGCAGTAATTGCTTTAACTCTTACTGGCTCTTTATAAGCTGGGTGGTCGTATAATGGAGCAGCATCTGTTCCTGTTACACCACCAACATCACAACTAAATACCATTGATTCAGGAGCAATTTCAATCCACTTACCTACTGGTAAATCATGTGAACCGATTGTAAGAACCATGTCGCCTGATACTGGATCGTATGTAGCAGTTTGTGGAGTGAATGTACCTGTCCACATGTCACCTTCGCGAACCGCATTAGATGTTGCTGATACAAAAGTATGGACTGATGTGTCACTTGACTCACCAACGTTTATTGTAATTGTTGTTGCATCTCTATCAGAAATCTTAAC